TTATACAGCCCAAGCTGCTAGTTACGCTTTAAAGTTTAACTCACAGTCAAGAAGTAATGATTCTGCTGCCGTTACCGCAAACGAGCTTGTTGATAGAGATAACTTACTTTTTTTTATAGAAGAAAACTTTAAGACTAACGTAAAGGGTGGTGTTAAACTAGAAAACTTAAGAGCTTTTTTACACGCTTTAGTTAAATCCGTTTCTGTTTTATCTGACGATAAGACTTTTGCTATACTAATGCACACTTCTTTTTTTATATCTACAGGAGCTGCTAATCGGTGGTATTTTGGGCATCAAGGAGCGGGTTGGTCGAATAATAGTTGGAGTCAATTCAATACTCAGTCAGCAATAAATAGCACAACTCCCGCAGCAATGTTTGGGTTGTATAGTAACTGTGGAGTTGACGTTCCTTTTGATATGAGGAATTTTAAAGTTTTTGGCTCAGTTATTAACACAGGCGCTACAGGAGCTGTAGATATAGTAATTTTTTACTACAACAATGACGACGCTTCACAGAGCAACCTTGTAAGTCCCGTTTTTTTATGCACAGTCCCTACAATAAACGTAGCGGCAACTGGAACTTCATACGGCTTCGTAGGTTCAGCCGCTCCTAGCGTAGTAATACCTCAAGGAAAGAAGATATTCGCATTTATAAGAAATACAGGTCACGGCGGAGGTGCAACTGAAAATCTTAGGATTAATTTAGGTTATCAGTATTCAAAATACTCATCAGGATTTACAGGTTAATATGGCTAAGAAAGATTCAAGACTAGATAAGGCAGGAGTCTCAGGTTTCAACAAACCTAAGCGAACCCCTAGCCACCCTAAGAAATCACACGTGGTGGTTGCTAAAGATGGAGATAAAATCAAGACTATTCGATTTGGAGAGCAAGGCGCAAGCACTGCGGGAAAACCAAAGAAAGGAGAGTCTGATAAGATGAAAGCTAAACGTAAATCATTTAAAGCTCGCCACGGAAAGAATATTGCTAAAGGAAAGATGTCTGCTGCCTATTGGGCTGATAAAGTAAAGTGGTAAGTTATGGCTGTAAAGAAGAAAAAGAGCACAGTTAATAGTTCAGGTAATTATACCAAGCCAACTATGAGAAAGCGTTTATTTAATAAGATAAAAGCAGGAAGTAAAGGTGGTGGGGCAGGTCAATGGTCTGCAAGAAAAGCTCAACTATTAGCTAACGAATATAAAAAAGCAGGAGGGGGATACAAATAATGGCTACAAAAAAACCTCAACAAAGTCTTAAAAAATGGACTAAGCAAGAATGGGACTACATCTCAGATAAGGACAAGAAGAAGCCTAAAAGTAAAAGAGGTAGATATTTACCAAAGAGCGTTAGAGAGTCCCTTACACCTGCTCAAAAGGCTTCAGAGAACAAGAAAAAAAAGAAAGCAACAGCTAAAGGAAAGCAAAAAGCTTCTTACAGTAAGAAAGTTGCTAAAAAGGTAAACAGGGCTAAGTGATGAAAAGTTTTTTTAAAAATTGGACTCAAGCAATGATTAGTTTAATTAGTGAAATGGGAGAAGCCCTAACAAACAGAGATGAAAGTAGTTTTAAATAGATTAGTAGATACAGGGAAAGAAACACTCGGAGCGTTAACTATTCACGACGAAATAAAGGAGTCTTTTTCCTGCAAAACCTTAGAGCTTTCTTGGAAAGATAATAAAACTAATGTATCTTGCATTCCAAGAGGAGAGTACCTTGCTATTGTAAGGTTCTCAGAAAAACATGGCGAGCATTTTATAATTAAAGATGTTGAAGATAGGGATTACATCCTTGTTCATGCAGCAAATTATCATTCTCAATTAAGAGGTTGCATTGCTGTTGGAAAGTCTTATTCTGATATAAACAAAGATGGGGAGTTGGATGTTACCTCTAGTAGAGATACCTTGGATTCATTGTTGTCTATACTTCCCGATTCATTTTACATAAATATAATTTAAGAAAACATGATTGAATACATTTCACAGAACGGCTCAGACATTATCGCTGTATTAGTTGGATTAATGGCTGCCGCAAAAGTTTTCGTTAGACTTACACCTAACGTAAAAGATGATGCTATCTTCGGTAAGGTAGATAAAATATTTGAATTTTTAATTCCTAATTATGGGACTAAGAAGGAAAAATAGAAAGGTTAAAAACGAAGAGCTTGAAGACATCAAAGACCCTATGATTAATCCTTTAATTACTACAGGAGCTAAGATTATGTCGTTTATTATTCCTAAAATGTTTAAGGATAAAAACGGTAAGTGGTCTAGTAAAAGAACTATAGGTGGTGTTATAGCTATCGCGGCTGTTCATCAAACAGAAGTTGCAGGCGAGGTTACTTGGCAACACTTAGTCATGTTCGCTTTAGCGGCAGCTACAGTATATGCTCCTGATTCTAAATAAAGGGTATTACGATTGGTAGAGTTCCATTGTTGAGTACAACTCCGCAAGATAACTTGTAAGACTTAGCAAAATGCTTGGCGTAAGCCATAGCGTAGGAATCTCTATCAACTCCGCACCCTACTTGCATTCCCCAATTAGCTCCATTATAAATAACGGAAGATTCTGTATGAATATGTCCTTGAACTACGGGGCAATTAAATTCTAAAGACTTTCCTGCTGCAGCATTTCTACCTGAAGTTCCTGTTCCGTGAACATAAAGAACATTTCCTATTTTGTGGTCTTCTTTAAAGTCCCAACCCTCAACTCCTAACACCTCGTCGAAATCTCGAATCCAAGCCTTAGAAACTCCGCTATCAAAAGCTTTACGTCTAACAATTGCGTCGTGATTTCCTATACAAACTTTTGCTATTGGGAAAGCGTTATACCATGCTTGTATTTTATCTATAGCTCTTTCTAGCTCGTCTCCCGCACCGTAACCGTCAGGGTCTGCTCTATGGAAGCTTGAGTAATGAGAGTCTATTATATCTCCTATAAATACCACTTCAGAGCATCTATACTTAACCATCTGAGCCTTACAATGCTCTAGGTATCCGTCTATACAAAAAGGTTCGTGAATATCGCCTATAACTAAGACGTTTCCTGTTGATGGGGATTCTGACTCTCTAGCTTTTCGAACTAAACTCCATTCAAATTCAGATAATCGAGGTCGATATTGTTTTTCCATGAAACAAATATAGTAAAAAAAAGCAACCCCCGCAAATGCAAGGGCTACCAAGTCTCTAACCAAACAAACAATGCAGAGATAAACAGGGAATAATCAAATATAACACATTTACTCTTTAAGCCAACTATCGGGGACTAATTTCTCGCACCATTTTATGTCATTTTTTTCACACCATTGAGCGTAAGTGGTTTGACTTCCCTTTCTAATCTTATTGTTTGCATTTTGAAATACAAATCTAAGGTCTATATCAGGGTATTGCTCTTTGATTAATACGTGTTTATCCCTATCCGCTTTCATTAAGCGACCCTTAACCTCCAATATAATACCATTGGCTAATACTATATCGGGGGTGTAAGAGTGCTTACTCAGGGGGATAACGTATGAAATCTTAATAGGCTCGTAGGCTGCGCCTTTAACCTTTCTTTGGATCAAATTCTTCCAAACTCGATGTTCTAGTCCACTGCGAAACCCCGCTTTCACAGCGGCAGTTCTTACAGGGCTGTTTCTTTTGTTCCTCATGTATAAGTTTTTCTAAGTAGACTGCTAAGTCCATTGATTCTTCTTGAGCGTGTATAAGCCATTCTAAGCGACTTAAGTCACTCCTCTCCATAGTTGTTCCATACTTCTCAAAGCCTTGATTAGAGCGCTTTAAAATCTTAGATACAACACTGCTTTCAATCTTACTCATCCTTCAGTCCTTTATTCACAAAGTTAATGTATTCCATTTCTTTTTCCAAGTACTTGTACTTCCAATTTGTAGATTGCTCTTTGTAGCTACACATCAAGAAGTAGCACTCGCTGAAGCTTATTAAAGCTAACTTCAAACCATTAACCCTGTCTCTTTTTAATTCAAAATTCTGATTTGATAGCTTTGATTTAACTGTATTTAACTCATCCTCCATTTTATGAATCTCCAACAATAAGTTTGAGTACTGAGTCATAAAAGAAGATTCCTTTCTTGATTCTTGAGACTCCCTTAGAATCTTCATTGCTTGTATTGCTATATCCATTTTGCTTTATTTATTGCGGTTCATAAAGGGTTCTACCACTGTAATTAAACACAATATAGTTACGATTAAAATTATTACGTTCTGTATCATAGTTCTTCGTATTTTATTTTTAAGTTAGTTAGCTTCCGCAGGCTTCACAATCATCGTCATCTATACTGCAAGATTCAGGTTGGTCTGAGTCTGTTAAATCTACAATCCAAGAGTCCCAAGTATTTCTTGCCACATCTTCTGCGTGCTTCTCTGCTTCTGTTTTTTCGTCTTTCTTAATCATTTTAGTTTTTTATTATGTTGTAAAATACAGGGTCAAGTCTTCTTATCTCAAACTGAAGAGCGAGCCAAGCCTGTTGTACGTGGTTTTCGTCTCCAATATCTAGTCTACTTCCCGTTCCTGAATTAGCTACATTGATAGCGTTCTGCTTCAACATCTTGTCTATCTTCGCTCTTATCTCCTTGTCCGTGTGATAATTCTTGTTCTCCATATTGTTCTTGTTCTTCTAAGCTTTTTCTCCAAGCTAAGTATTCATAATGATTTTGTTCTCGCCAATCTCCCGATAAACGCATTTGTTCGTGTATTAAAAATTGCTTTAGTCTTCCCATGGTTAAAAGTTTAATTCATCTTCTTGTTTGTCTTTTACTTTAACGGAACTCAATGGGTCTAAGAAATTACCTCCTGCTGACGCGTTTAAGTATGTAAATCTACAACTTTTTGGGGAAAACTTCAAATAAACAGGACTATCCTCTTGAGTCGGTAGACCTACTAGCTTTTGAAACTTTATTTTCCTTACGTGCAATTCAGTAACATCCCATTGTTCGCTGTTTAAATGCCTGTGTATAACTATAAAATTATCTGTTCTGTTGGCAAACAT